AGTTTAAAGTAAATATTGTTCCCATGCTGGGTCAGCCAAAATATTTTGAGATTGATCGGGGAACGATGAATTACGACGTCAACGATGAAAAACTAATTAATGCGTACAAAGAAAACGTGTCAGTCGTTTCTTCACTTAGAACCACTGCGCTTGTTGATGTGAGCGGCGAGTAATTGCAGTAAGTGAAAGTAGTCACAACTAACAATTAGGGTTCGTCCAAAGGTTGGCCAACCAGAGGATGACGCAAGAACAAATTAACGCGGCTTAGTGGAGCCACTACTTCACTATGTCGCGTTTTTTTGTTGCCCAATAAAGGGAATTATTATGGCTGAAGAGAAAATATCACAATCATACGAAGTCCTGCCAGCGGAAGGCGACAAAGATGTCGGCTTGAAGGTGTATTCTATTCTGAAAGCCATTATTGACGACAAGGAAACACGAGGTTTAATTACCCGTTGGAATCGGAATTACGAACTAAAACGAGGCAAGCACTGGCGCAACAAGACAAAGGCCGGAGTACCTTTAATTACGGCTAACCTGATTCACAAGCACAGAATGAATACCATCAATTCCCTGACGGACAACAACCCTGTTTTTAACGTGGCAAAAATCAACGATTCAGAGAATATTGATCAGGAACTTTACGAGAATTTACAGCGAACCGCCGAACATTGGTGGAACGAACAGGAACAGCAGGACATATTTGAATCATCCGTCAATAACGGAGAGGATTACGGGATAGCCATTGAAAAGGTTGTTTTCAACCCCGACATTGAGGAGAGCGGCGAGGTCGAAACCATTATAGTTGACCCCTATCATTTTGGTGTTTATCCGGTGAACTGGACCAATCCACGTTATTTACAGAAAAGTCTTGCCGTCCTTCATTATTATCCAATTTCTTTAAATGAAGCCCGAAGGAGATGGCCGAATAAGGCTAGTGAAATCAAACCAGACGGAGATATTTTAAAGGAACTTGGAGACGAACGAAAAGGAATCAATACGCAGGAGGCAGGGAAGGGCGGTCTTTTAACTTCTTTTGCCTCAACGGCTTATAATGTCATCAATTTCTTTAAAGGGGCAAAGGACACCTCCGATGATGAAGACGTATTACTTGCTGAGGCCTGGGTAAGAGACTACCGGACGGTTACAGACAAAACCGAAGAACAAAGTGTTGACGAATTTGGGAATATTGTGGTTATTGTCAACGAAGTTACGCGCCCAAAATACCCTGGTTATATCAGAAGGGTCACGGTCTGTAATTCCGGACAATTAGTATTGGAGGACACGCCTAATCCGAATATAAATTCATCGATGCCAGAAGAACAAGCCAGGAGAACGTATCTTTGGGACAAAGTTCCGTTTGCTGCCGCGAACTCCATTAAAGACACGGCAAACGGATGGGGAATCAGCGATCTAGAAAATCTGGAAGATTTGAACATCGAATTTAATAAAGCTCTTTCTCAGTTAGTTCTTATCAAGGATAAAGTCAGCAGACTGAAACTTATCAACCCCAAGACCTCCGGCGTCCCGAATGATGCTCTTACAAACTTCCCCGGCATTCTGAACCCTGTAAATGCACAAGAGGGGAATGGGATTCACTATCTTGATTACCCCAGAGTTCCCGCAGATTTGCAGAACGCTATTTCGTTATTCAAGGACATGTTCTTTCTGGTATCCGGTTCGTTCGATCTGGACATGGCCAGAGAACCTGGCAGGGCAGTCTTGGCTTACAAAGCCATCGCGGCCCTTTTGGAGCGCGTCAACACGATGATGCGCGGCAAGGTGCGTTCGTACTCCCGTCTGATCAGAGAACGAGGACGGATGTATCTGTCTATGGTGCAGAACTTCTACACCGAAGATAGATGGATTACCTATAAAGACCCGGAAGGTAATGATGCCTACAGGAAGGTCAATGGGCAGAATTTTCGTATCCCGTTTAAATTAACCGTTGTCACCGGGTCAACCATGCCCGTATCCAAGATTCAACTTCGCGAAGAAGCCGTGGCCTTGTTTGAGAAGGGGGCCATAGACCAGGAGGAACTTCTTGACCACCTGGAATGGTCGGGACGTTCTACGGTAGTCAGAAGAATGAAGCAGGGCGTTATCGGACAACTTACCGAGAAAATGGCGGCATTGGGAATGCCTGAATCATTTGCCGAATATATGAACGGTTTAATCGGCATGAAAGACAATGACTTTAAAAGAGCCATGAGAGACGGCCAGGTACCCAAGTTTGATGAAGTGATTAAAGCCGTTCAGAGTGGCGAGGAACCGCCTGACCCGAAGGAAGAAACAGACATCATGTTGAAACAGGCAGAGGCTAAGGCGAAAATGGCCGAGGCCGGACGGCTGGAAGCCGAAGCTGCGTTGGCCGCGCAGAAAGCCATTACTGAACAAGTTAAACAGCAGGTTCAAATAGCCGGAGTGGAATACGACAACGAACAGTTAAAGATTGACCGGGCCAAAGTGGTTGCCGATATTAAGAAAGGCGAAAGAGAAAATCGGGAATTTGGCAATCGGATTAAACAAGAACGAGGTATGTTATCAAACAACAGGGAGGAGTGAAAGTGCCAATGCCTAATGCCAATGAGACAGAAAAAGACTTTGTAGCAAGATGCATTCCCGTTGTTCTGGAAGAAGGAACCGCCAAAGACAACAAGCAGGCAGCGGCGATTTGTTTTTCCATGTTTCGCCTGCACAACAAAACAAAGGGCGGAATGTACAAACAATACCAGGAAGAAAGGAACCGCTCGTGATTCTTGTTGACTTTTTATGTAATAAATGCAATAAAATAACCGAACACTTTGTTGACGCCCGGCAGAAAATCGTCAAATGCGAGTGCGGGGGCAAGGCGAAAAAAATAATCTCATTGCCGGGAGTATATGTAAATCCAGAATCACCCGCCTGGATGACGGGTGTACTTGAGGTAGTTGATAAAGAGAACAAGGCTCCTCACGTTCAGGAGTTTTTAAAACATCCTACAAGGGATAATTACAAACGATGGATGAAAGAAGAAAAAATCAGACCTGTTGATTGGACAGAACATGGTGCGCCTCCAACTTATAAGAAACCTCCTGCAATGGATATAGATCATATTGCTGGAAAACTTTATAAAAGATTGCGAGAAAGACAAAAACTTGAAGTGCACACTTAAACTAGAAAGGAAATTTTCAAATGGGAGAAAACATGACGACGCTAAACACCTCAGGAGAGATTGTGGAATCGTCGGCCACAGCGAATGACAGACCGGCCTTTGATCCGGATTCTATCGGTATCATCCATGACCGTGATGGCGAATTTACGGAACTGGATGCGTCAAAAGAGACGATAAAACAGGATGCCGAGGACGCTGGAAAAAGGGGAGAAGAGAACGTGCCTGAACCGAAGAAGGACGCAGCAGGTGAAGGAGACGAGACCCGTTTCGACAAACATCCACGCTGGCAGCAGATGTTACAGGAACGTGAACAGGCTAGACAAACAGCCGAACAGGAACGTTTTGCAAGGGCAAGGCTTGAGGGCGAGTTAGAGGCGCTTAAAAGACAACCCCCGGCGAAAGAGATGCTCGCTAAACCTGATTACAAAGACATTACTGCGTTGACGGCGGAAGAGATTGCGGAATGGCAGGCCACAGACCCAAAAGGTTATGCGGCGAATATGTATGCACAGGTCAAGGACGAAACCATGCGCCAACTTCAAGATACTTTTAAGGCGGAGTTGACGGCGGAGAGAAGCAGGGCTAGCCTCGAAAAGACCTACAAAGAATTTGAGGCTAAAAATCCTGATTTCAACCCTATGTGGAATTCCGGGGCTATCGTGAGATTCATCGAAGAAAACCCCGGCCATAATCCCATCAGCGCTTATCAGGCCATGACCTATGAGACAAAGATGCAAAAGGCCATCGAGAAAGCCATTAAGGAGACCGAAGAAAAAGTCAACAAGAACTGGCAGGCAAAAAAACAGGCAAGGGTATTGGGAACCGGTCCATCCGGGCCGGGAACGGATACCGAAGATAAAGAATTAAAAGATGTAAAAACGCAAGGTGGGATTTATAACGTCCTTGCAAAACGGCTTGACCGTTTAAGGACCGCCCACTAACTATAAGTGGAGGATATTATTATGGCTTTAACCTATACAGAAATTCAATCTGTCACCGAAGATTATTACAAAACCGATGGTGGAAAGGCGTTTGATATTTATTTCGACACGTCTTTCTTTATGGATAAATTTTTAAACAAGAAATTTGGTATTTACGAGAAAGTGGATACCATCAACGTCAAGATTCCTTTGGAATATGACATGAGTGAAGGCGGATTCTATTCCCGTGGTGGTACGATTTCGTCTGATGATAAGGCAACTGTTAACGCGGCTAAGTTTGCCTTGAAGCACGCTTATGGAAATGCCACCATCTTTGACACCGATGAACTGGCGAACTCCGGTTCTTACGGCAAAGTCAAGATGATTGTGCAGAAAGTCTCCAATGCGCAAAAAACCATTGCAAAGAAGATTGCGCAGCAAGTTTATAACGCTGCGACGGACAGCGCACCGGAAATTTCCGGATTGCTTTCCGTGTGTTTTGGAGGGACTTCAACAGCTTACGGTCAGATTACTCCGACCGATTTGGTTTCTACGGACGGTTCTACTCCGTGGGCGTCTGTGAATACCACAACTCCCGCCGAGGGCATTTCACTGGATGTTATTCGGACACTGGCTACGTCTGCAAAGATTTACGATGGGCCGAAAGGCAAACCGGATATTGGTCTCATGCCCGAAGCCCTGTTCAACATCGTTGCTGGGCGTTTGCAGGTTCAGCAAAGATTTCAACCGGATACCGACACGGCCAAAGCCGGTTTTACCAATCTGGTTTTTGAGCAGAAAATTCTCGCGGCTGATGACTACTGCCCTTCCGGTTATTTGTTCTTACTGAACAGTAACTTTATCGGCTGGGCGGTGCATAAAGATGGATTCTTTACCCGGACTCCGTGGGCTGATTTGATTACTGCCAACGTGTTTGCGAAGTCCATGAAAGTTAAATTTCATGGGAATATTGTCTGCTCGAACCGGAAAGCACATGCCGGTCATAGCAACCTGAGTTAATATTTTTAAAATTGAATTTCTACTAATGAAATGTCATAGTAGATAAAGGAGAAAAGAAATGACTGAACCTATCAGAATTAACGCATGGGCGCAGGGGTTATATGAAGTGTCTGCGACCAAGCTCCATACGCTTGGAGCAATTCGCGAAACAGAGGACGGAAGACGATTCCGTTATGGAAAGGCTGGCGCAGTGATGGTGGCTGGCGGGTCAACGCAGGCGGCTGCGGCTACAGCAGCCCATGTGGGGCAGGTGCAGACCTCCGGGGCGGCTAACGCTGCCGGTTCTACAAACGTAACCGTGTATGTCGGGGCTGCAGCAGTTACCGCAAATCAATATGATGACGGCTATCTTGTTGTTTATGATGCCGTATCTGGAACCGCGGGATTGTATTACCCGATTGCTTCCCATACCACAACGACCACAGGGTCAACCACGATTACCGTTACTTTGAAGGAACCCCTCAAGAATAAAATCTACACGGATGATTCCTTGTCTTTGTTCTGTAATCCGTGGAGTGCGGTTGCCATTGGAACGGACATTGCGGTTTTTCCGACCGGCATGGCGATGGCCGCGGCTACCTCCGGCCAGTATTTGTGGTTCCAGACGGGTGGATTCTGCGTCCAAAAAGGCGGAGATACGGCGGCAGTCGGCATGATGATGAACACCGGCACGACCGACTATACCACGTTGACAAAGGCTGCTTATACCAGTCCGCAGATTGGGGCGATTTATTCCACCGTTGCTGTCTCTGGAAAATTCACTCCGATTTTCATGACGTTGGATTAAATTTGGCAGGGTGGGGCTTCGGCCTCACCCTCTTCATAAGGAGGTTACAATGGCAATGACATCAAGCGTAACACAGCGCGACATTTGGGGTTCGATGGCTGTGTCAATAGGGACATTTACCAATGCCTCTGGTGAGACAGGCGGCAACATCGCCACCGGACTGAACCGTTGCTACGGGCTTATCTTGCAGCCGGGGGGGTCTAGTGTGGCCGCCGATGCCTGTGTGGTAAATGAGACCTTTACGGCCAACGGGTTAGACGGCTCCGCGATTACGATTGTCACGGGTGACAATGTTGACGGCAATTGGTTGGCTTTCGGCGACCAGCACACATAGGAGGGCACCATGGCTTTTTCAAACAACTTGCTCCATGAAGTTCCTATGGGGCAGATGCGGTTTACGATGGGGACGTTTACCAACACCGACAATTCAACCGGTGGCGATATTCGGACGGGGCTTCACAAGGTGCTTCAATTAAAATTGCAGCACACCGGAACGGCTGTGGTTGCTGACGATCCGGTTATTGATGAAACCTTCCCGGTAAATAATCCTGTAACAGTAAAAACAACTGCCAACGCGAACGGACTTTGGTTTGCGTGGGGATGGTAAGGGGGCGAAATGTCACTAACATTAAGCAATAAAAAATATCATGTATTTGGAGATTTGGCCGCCGTTATTGCGGATGTTGCCTTCGACTCATCTTATCCGTTTGGCGGCGAATCTTTTAACAGCGATCAGGAATTGGGGATGCACAATGTTGAAGTGTTCATCCCTGAAGCTAAAAAGGGATTTTCGATTGGCTATGATTACGCCAATAAGAAAATCAAGTTATTCAAGAACGCTCCGGCGATTGTTTATGAAGAACAGCATACGCCGACCGCCGCGGGGAAGATTACGCTTGATTATCCGCCTGCTTATATCATGGGAATCTATCATGCCAGTGCGCCGTTGAAACTCTCTACCTCTGGTGCAACGCTTACCTACGGTCAGGCAAAGCCGGATGCTATCTTTGCAGAAGGTGAAAGGGCGACATTATCCGTTCTTCCTGTTACGAATGAAATCACTAACGGAGATATTGGAGTTGGGACAGGATGGACGGCAGGAGCGAACTGGTCTATTGCTGATGGAAAAGCGGTTAAAGCCTCAAGCGCGGCGGTTGAAACTTTCGCCCACAACGACTTTGCTGCGACCGTAGGGCATACTTACCGGACGGTTTATACCGTGTCCGGTTATACCTCCGGCGGTGTTGCGATTGGCTTAGGCGGGACTTCGGGAACTGTTAGAACAGCGAACGGAACTTACACCGAGGATATTACTGCAACGACCGTCGGCGGATTGGCTTTTACGCCTTCTGGAACAAGCGCCCTGTCTATTGACGATGTTTACATCTATGACCTCTGCGATACGGTTTATGTGACCTACATTACACAGGCATGGAAAGACGTTTGGGATAATCTTGTTCAGGAAGAATCCAAAACTACCACGTCCCACGCGGCTACCTTGACCAACGTCCCTATCGCTATTCAGTCTATCAATGCTACCGGAACGACTTCTACCAATTCATGTTTGATGCTGGATAAAGACGACACTCCGGCAACAGGGGAATGCAAGATTGTTGCTACAACCGGAGTTATCACCTTTGCGGCAGCGGACGTCGTGACTTCCTGCGTAGTGACTTATATTAAAAAGCCTGCTGCCGGATTCCTGTATAACCGCTTTGTGGCGGAAGAAAGTATGAGTGCCGCAACCAATGTCTGCACACCGGCTTATCCTATTTTGATTTGGGGATACAGCGGACAGATTCCAGAAAACGCAGCCGTAACGGAAGAGTTTATTTCCCTTGGCGGGACAGCCGGGACAGGAGAGGCGAAACTTAACCTCTTGTATCCGGGAACAAGAATTACCGGTAACTCTATTACCACCGGAACCGCTATGTATGTTTACGGGAGACCTGACGAGATCGAGACTGTTCCGCTGGAAGTAAAAGACGGAGAGGATTTGTCGGAACTAACTTCAATTAGAGTTATCTTCCTGGGGGCTTAAATGTCCACAACTCAAACAATTTACGACTATATTCAATATAGACCTGACATACAAGTGACAATAGACGACCTGGTTCATGTAGTGGATCAGGCCGTCAGGACTATTGCCAAGAGATTGTATGTCCTGGGGTCTGATTTAATCACCGGTCAAATGGAAGTAAAAGTCTTTGCGGAGGTTAGTTACAAGGCGGACACCATAGCTTTTGTGGATTCCGGCCCGGACACCATCACCGATTCGGCGGCGCAGTTTGTCGTTGAAGGATTTGCGGCGGATATGCCGATTACAACGGACGCCAGCGGGAATGGAGGGCCGTTCAGAATCGCCACTGTTGCGGCAGGGACTTTGACCTTGGCTCCTACCGATACCGTTACGGCCGCGGGATCTGGTTCTGATGTCACGATTACCTCTGATAGCTCATTTGGGTATCTGCCTACGGATTTTTGGGGATTGAAGGGGAAACCCTACATTGACGGGAAAGACTATACCTTAACGCCATTGCCTTCTGTGGATGTTGAAATTGCCTATCCGTCAACAGGCGAACCGAGGCACTACAAAATCCGGGGAACGAAGTTATACGTTACGCCGCATACCTCTACCGACTACACGGTTAAAGCAGATTATTTCCAGAAGCCGGTTGCTATTACAACTACAACGGCGACTCTTCCATTCAACGAACTCTTTGACGATTTGATTGCTGAATACGTCGTCAAGTATTTCAGAGGCCCAAAGACTGAGGGGGTACCTGCCGATAGTCTTTTGAGTAAGATGGTCATTGAGAATGTAGATTTGATTGCAAACCGGTATGACAGAAGAGCGCCGGTTGAATTTCCGCAGGCGATTGATTGGGGTAACATTTAGGAGGTCACAATGGATATTGATCCTGAAATGATTGAGAAACTTTCTGGTAATCTCGATGAAAGACAAACAAGGGCTGTTCCGAAAAATTCAATACGGGATAAATTATATCCGGGCGAAGATACATACTTCAAGACAAATCCCCATGTCAGCGGGATGATGGCGGAAGATAACAGGATAATAATAAATCCGTATTCGCCGCCCGAACCACGTCGGGATGGAACACCAAAAGGAAAAGGGTGGCTAGGTGTTTTACCTGTCACATATTCAGACGGGAAAGTAGGGGTAGCGACTGAATATTCAGTTGGTATCAGGTTTGATAATAAAGAGACTGAAATACCAACGTTAATTCCTACATTAACTCCAGAAGAGAAGAATTTTATGCTTAATGATATTATTCCAAATCACAAACAGGTTCCAGAACCGATACTTAGGAAGGCCGTTGAACACGCCAAACAGAGAATGAAACAAGGTTTAAGTCCATATAAGGACTAAAGGAGATTATATAATGGCAGGAACATGGCCGAATCTCGATGCTTCCGATATGGAAACCAGAGTAAGAACTTATTTAAACGAGGTTACTGCTGGATTTTTTACCCAGGCGGAAATATATCGCTGGTTGTCTTTGGCGCATAAAGACATTGCCCAAAAGACTTTATGTGTCAGGCGCATCCTTGACGCAAAGACTGCGGTATCCACACGCAATGTCACGACGAATTGTTACAAAGTCCTGCACGTTGAATACGTCCCTTCATCCGGGAGGGAAGTCATGTTGACTAAGATTGACCCTTTAAGGGCCGGCCATTATCCGACTTCAGGGACACAACCGCAATACTGGTATGAGTTCGGGAGTTCAATAGGCATCGAGCCGATACCAGACAGCATATACAATCTGCGCCTTTATGTCGCTGATATGCCTAAAATGGCTCACCTTTCTTTTTCTTCTTTTGCTGAAGGTGCTGGAGCGACTGAATGGACAGGTTCAGGATCTGGATGGACTTGCGGAGCTACCGCAGCGCACGCGGGAGCTGGCCCGGATACATTGACTTATAACACTGCTTTAGCCACAGCTAATTGCAATATCACGATTGTCTTTACTGTATCAGGGGTAGGGACAGGTGGAAGCGTCACCCCGGCTATAGGGACGGCTGGCGTAGCAGTTACTACTAACGGCGTTCACATGCAGACCATTGCCGCTACGACCCCGTGGGAAATAGCATTTTCCGGGTCAAACACCATAACCATTGATGATTTGCGAATCTACAAGGAAGCGGACTTTGCTTCAGCAACCGACCAGACCGAGCTACCTTCAGCATGGCAGCACCTTATGGTTCTATATGCGACTTATAACGGATTGCTTAAGGACAAACGATTCGCACCGGCGCAAATGCTTGAAAGTATTTATAACAACGAACTTGCTTATTTGAAACAGAATATTGTGGAAGTCATACCGGATGGAAGAAACAGTTTGAAATATGGGTGAGGATTATAACCGTGGGAACCTTAACTATAACCAATATCATCAACAACGTCAGAAGCGCATTAAACGAAACATCAACTACTATGTTGAGCGATGCGGAACTGACGATTTTAATTAATGACGGCTATAAGGACATTTGCGCCAAGGCGTTGTCTTATGAAAAGAAAATTACCAAAGATAACATTTCCACATCGCAGAAGATTGTTCCCCTTGTTGGTGAAAATATTGCAAGAATTAATTATGTGGAATACAAATCAGGCACAACCGAGGGCGGGAAAGGAATGATGTGTGTTCTTCCTCAGGCAGTAGGTCATATTCCCATTAACACCAACGCCCCCCAATACTGGTATCAATGGGGAGAGTATTTAGTGCTTGAGCCTCTTCCAGACGCTGCGACGTATGACCTGTCTGTATATGCCTCATGTTATCCAAGCGCGGTTCTGGTGGCAACGTCAGCGGATTTACCGGCCTCTGATTTACCTGTGGAGTTCCACGAGGATGTTTATTATTTCGCCCTGGCTTTTGCGGCATTAAAGTTGAAACGCTGGGCAGACGCCGCCACGGCTTACAACAGATACATTGCGGATATTCAAATCAAACGTATGCAATACATTACGAAACAGGTTGATATAAGAATGACTCACGAACTTCCTGAAAGCGTGACGATGGGAGAGCAACAATAATGGGCAAGGGCGGAGATGTAACTATTCAGAAAGAACCTCTACAGCCAGTCCAGCCGGTTGAAGGTGAAAAGAAGCAGAAAGTAAGTATCCCTTTAAACGGAAAACTGATCACCTCGGAAGATCCGGTGGTAGTAGGGAAAAATTTCAGAACGTTGACAAACATGAGATATGGCGAAGTATCTCCACGTTCAATATCCGGAATGACAAAAATTAATTCCAACGTGATAAACGGAACATACCTGAAAACAAGAAACGCTTTTCAGTTCCGAAAGATTCAGACGGATTCAATAGAGTCACATATATTGGCCCAGGCTTATAACACCGGCTTAACTGCATCAAAGGTTTACGAAAATACAACACCCCCTCCGGCAACAGGAGACTTTACCGCTACGGAGGTTTGGGTTGATGACCCCGATGCCGGTTACGGGTTTTTCTCAGACGCACCTGACGGAAATGTTGTTTACTGTAACGGGGTTGAAACTTGTATCTGGGGCGGAGACGAATCAAGAATAGCTGCTTTTATTTTATCAACTGCTGTGGTTGGAAATGATGGTTCAGTTACACAACCCAAAGAACTTACAGAAGCCATGCAAAATAGCAGTACTACTGCTGATAATATATGTCATCTTGGTGGCGAAATCGACTCATATACTGAATTCTTATGGCACTGCGATGGCACAGACGGAGATACGGCAGACCAGACCGCTACAACCGGGCAGACGATTTCTCTGGAAGGAAACGCCCAACTGAATACTGGCTATAAAAAATTTGGCACAGCGGCATTATTGCTAGACGGCACAGGGGATTACGCAACAGTGCCCGACAGTGATGACTGGTACTTTGGCACAGGTGATTTTACAATTGATGTATGGACACGGATAACAGCAAACACACACAGTAGCGCAATTTATTCACAATGGAGTGCCTCTACTGATTATGTTTATTTATATTATACGGGTGCGACATTGATATTTAAAGCCGTAAGTGGAGGATCAACGGTAGCGCATTATTATGTTACCGTAAATCTAGTAAATGCCTGGCATCATGTTGAGATAGCAAGAAACGGAACTAGTTTTTATATGTTCGTTGACGGGACTTTATTAACTCCCACGGTAGGAACAGCAATAGCCTCTAGTGAAATTCCAAATATTGCGTCTGTTTTGTATATTGGTGCTTGCGGTGAAGCTGCGGCTACTGAAATTAGTTGTTATGGTTCGATTGATGAGCCCCGCATTTCCAAAGGGATTGCAAGGCATACCACTAACTTTACTCCGCCAGCTTCTCCTTATTCTCCATCTTCAAGACATTTTTTAGTTGGTTCGCTACGCCCACTTCAAGGAATAAAATTTTATGTAAGTCAGGCTAATACGGTTGCTTCTACGTTAACCTGTAAAGTATGGAATGGTTCCACGTGGGACCCACTTACAATAGTAGACAACACAGACACAGGAGCTTCTTTAGCAATAACCGGTGTAGTATCTTTTTCTTCCACCGTTAATACAGCAAGAATTAAATTTATCGAAGGTTACTTTTTATATTGGTATCAATTTTATTTAGATGACGGTGAAGCGGAAATCTACAAGGTAACTCTTGATGCTCCATTTCAGGAAATGATTGATTTCTGGGATGGTGAAGACAGGCTGTGCGCTGCATTTTATAAATACACGACAACTTATATTGATTATACCATTAATGTTGCTGAAGATAATTACGACACGACATACGCTGACACCTACGCTGATTTGAGTAGTCTGGCCGCATACAGCGGCGAGGGGGGTAACTGTCTTTATATCGGGTTCTTTGAACAGATGATGGCGATTAACTTTTCCATCCCTTCCGACAGGACGAATTCTACCGCCTCAACAGTTATATCAGTGGATTACTGGGATGGAACTGAAAGGAAATCAGTAGGTGCCGTAACTGATGGAACGTCAGAAAGTGGTATTTCTCTGGCAAAAACAGGAACGATAAGTTGGAATCCGCCCGATCCACAGGCGGAATTTAAAAAGATTGTCTTCAATACAAACATGCCTTTATATTACTATAGAGTGAGATGGGATAAAGCCTTGGATGCTTCGACAGGTATTTATCATGTATCCGGCATTCCTGCCCAAAAGAAAATCAAAGGTTACAAATTTCCTTTGTATTCTCAGGACAGATTGATGCTTTGTGGAAACAAAGACGAAGCACAGAACACGGTTTTAATATCAGCCTACGAAACCGCGCAGGTATTTAATGGTGAAGACAGTTCAGAAATATCGTTTGGTAATTCAGACGCACTTAATTGCGGATGCACGTTATTTGCAATGTACGGTTCTCTTCTTTATAACATAACGATGTTATTTAAAGATTCGGAAATTTGGGGACTGGTTAACAGTGATACCAGATGGATGAAATATCGTATAGCTGAAACGACAGGATGTCCGGCGCCTTTAACTTTGGTGACTTGTATTATCCCTCCACGGGAAGGACAGGAACAAAACAACAGATCATTTGCTATCTGGATGGCTGCGGACGGAGTTTACACATCAGACGGTAGACATCCGACTTGTGTATCATGGGACATCAGAGACTTGTTTGATCAAAACTCGTCTTTCCATATCAATCAATCTTACATTAAGAGTTTCAGCGCTTTTATTGATAAGAGCTTAATGGAGTATCATTTACTTATTGCGCTGACCACTGGAACAGTAACTACGTTAGACGCTGAATACGTTTTGGATTTAAGGAAATGGAAATGGTATAAAGTTGACAGAACCTCCGGCGCAAGATTGCAGTGCGGCATAAGTGTTCTTGACAGTTACGGGAACAATCATTCTTACGGATTCATTGATTCCGGATACATGGAAAGATTAGAATACGGCAAGACTTTTGATGGACAAGCGATTGTTTCTACATTGCAGACCGGTGACTTCTCGTTAATAGAAAATGATTTTTTGGTTGAAACAAGCCTGACGGGTCATGTCCTGGTGATGGCGGCAAAGACCTACGAAACAATGACTTTAGACGTTGCGCCGGGTGGAGCGGGTTGGTCGGTAGGAGAAACTATTACTGGACAAAGTAGTGCCGCTACTTGCAAGATAGCCGCCAAGACTTCAGGGACATCTTACGTTGTATATCAAAGATCAGGCGCGTATATTCCTGGTGAAGTATTAACCAATGGAACCACAACCGCAGATCAGGGTGCAAATTATCCTACCTTTACAACTTCAGTAACAGCTTCCCATTATGTTGATTCTTCAAGCGTAGGAACTGATTACACGGTTCCCGCTAATAACGTAACTAAAAGACTATCGTTTCCCGTGAATACCGCAAACTCAAAACCTGGTATTTTTCATGCTATGAAATATGTGTTCTCTTCATCCTATGAAACAGTAGGATTTGAACCATTGGTTATTGGACTGTATTATCATCCGGTTCGGGAATATGATTATGAGTGAAAGGAGTTTTTATGGACGAATATAATCTTAATACAGACGATTTGAACGAAATAAGCAGGTGGTTTCAATCAAGAAAAGCCGCTGGCATAGAACCACAACCGTGGGAACTGGAAAAGCTTATTACCGCAAAGTATAAAGACTTATACGCCAATCAAGAACAAAACAGGGCTTTGGGTATCGCCGAACAGAGGGAGGCTTTAAGAAAAGAAGAACTGGGCGAAAGAATCCGGATGCAAAACGAAATGATAAGGCAGAACGCCTTAAACAGAGAGTCAATGAATAGTGCGGGGAAGTGGAACCTTGGTTCAAGTTTGTTATCCACCGCGCTTATTGCACCATATCTTAAAAGGAGGTCGTAATGACAAACACAGACGCAATATTAAGAAGGTTTTACGCCCAAAAGGCTTCCGGAAGAACAAGTATCCCTTCACCGGCGGACTATTACAGAGGTCAACTGCTTGCAGAATCAGGCAATTTGCAGAACAGAAGAAGGAACGAACTTGACCGGGCGAACTTGTCCACCGCACAAGAAGCAGTTGAAGCGCAGAAAGCGTTTAATAACCAATCCATTGTTGATGCTGAAATGAACCGGCAGGCACAAGAGAAAGCCCAGCAGATGCAGACATTGACCAACCTGGGAACCACGGGGGCAATGGCTTATGGGTTGTCAGATTCGACGTTAATTGGCGACACATTGAAGTCCGGGGTTCAATCGGTTGCTCCAAGTGTTGCAAAATATCTGGGATTGCAGACGGCAGCACAGAAAGCAGCCACGGCGGCGGCGACAGGAGCAACGGCAGGGACGGAGGCGGCAGGATTAATGGGAGGATCAACAGCGGCAGCACAGACGCCCATGTCAACGGGAGGGTTATTCATGGCGGAGAATGCGGCTGATGCGGCCGGATCAACAGCGGGGGCAGGATTTGGAACAGTGATCCCAATCGCTGGAACCGCTATTACAGCAGCTAAGCTTGGAATGCCAGTTTTAGGTAAAATGTTAGGGGCACAGTCAGAAGAAGAATACGAAAAAGATCCGAGTAGTAATTTTATGACACAGGCGGCTAATATAACTGCACATGACTGGGCTAGACCAATTGAGGCAGGTTTTGAAGCGCTTCACATTCCCGTCCCTGGCCAGGATACACTTGTTGGCAAGATACTTAATCCAGGCGCCGCTATTTTGGATACAGTTTCGAATATATTCTGTTTCGCAAAAGGGACGCCGATGGAAATGGCCAATGGTGACATTTTCCCGGTTGAAAAGATTGATTTATCTGAAGAAGACGAAATGCTGGAAGGCGGACGTGTGATGGCTGTCGGGAAAGCATTGTCTAATAACATTTATTCCTACAAAGGAATCCTGGTAGAAGGACACCATGCCGTATTTGATGGCGAATGGAAAAGGGTTCAGGATTGCCCGGAAGCCAGGTTCTATGGTTCGGGTATTGTTTATCCGATAGTCAACGAAAATCATTTAATTGTTGTTGACGGAATTGTGTTTGCAGATATGGTGGAAACACCGCTAGGGTGGGATGTTACAGATAAAGAAAGAATAGACTGGTTGAACGCACAAAGCGAACGAAATAAACTATTGAGGGAAAAATATGATAATAGTTCCGTATCAGAAACAGAAGCATTACGAAACGATGTGCAGGCTGTGGGATAGTTATGGATGGATACCCTGTCCGCAAGAAGCTATTCCCCGTGCCGCTTTGGTTGCGGAAACGTCCTCTGGAGAGTTTATAGCGTTTTTGTCTATGTATATTACGGATAAGATGGCGTGTATCGATTGGGCGTTGAAGGACAGAAGGCATGATAAGAAAATAAGTGATGAGGCGATAAAGACCATGTTTAACATGCTTGTGGAAACTGCCAGAAAAAGTGAATGTGCATTTATTTATTCGATAACCAAAACAAAATCATGGGGTGAAAAGTTATTGTCTTATGGTATGATGACAGCAGAAACCGGAGTAACAACTTATATTTTGTCTTTGACTGGAATGGACACAAGTTTTATTAGTGATTAGGAGGGTGTGTTATGAATGGTTACAAAAGCGCATGGGAAGGAGCATCAGAAGGGATAAACAGTGGTATTGATAATGCCCTCAAGTTATATTCCGCGAAAAACGCCCAGGAAGATCAGGCGTATAAACAGTCGTTACGACAAAGAGGAGAGGCGGAATACGCAGAACGCATGGCTCCCATAGGAACACCGGAGAGTTTAGCGACGCAATATGGATGGGACGATGAAAGCAGAAACAAGATGTTGGGCATTATGGAATCCAGAGGGTTCCCACGCGGAACGCCTATCAGGAGATACCAGGGTGACGATTTACTTAATGTCCTTGGAGTAAATGAAAAAAAAGATTTAGCTAATATGAGGACTAAATTCCTGGACCAACAGATGAAACAAAAAACGTCAATTCTTGGCAAATTAGATAAAAATTCACCAGCATATTCAGGGTTGCAATCAGAACTTGATACTTTGAGTATGGAATATGGAGGATTAACAGCAGGCTTGCGACAAATAAAATATCAAGAGGCAGAAGAAGCCAGAAAGCAGGCAGAAGAAAAACGTACGGAAGAAATGTTCCCGTTAGAAAAGAGAAAAGCTGAAGCGGATATAGGCAGAACCAGAGCATTAACGGCAGGTGGTGGAAGGATGACGGCAGCAGGTGGAGGCGGAATGACCCAGGCGAAAAATGTCGACACCGTTTTAAAACAAGGGGATGATATTCGTTCTGCTATAATCGAAAGAATAAAGAACTCAACCGATAAACAGGAAACAACTGTCCTCAACAACTCACTTGGAAAACTTCAAGGCCATATTAACTATGATATTAACGAAATAAAGAATGGTAGACAACCGAGTAGTTTAACTGAATTTACGAGATGGTTTTCTGATATAAGGGGGTACAAACCAAACACACAAAATCAACAGCCGAAGGCGGAAGGGCTTGCTGGTGTTCAGACTTCCACCCCCAGTAAACCAACACATAAAAAACCGCTGAACGCCTATGGATATTAAATTAAGAGAAAGGACAGAGAAGTCACAACAATCCTAGTGAATTTTAGTGAATTTTAGTGGAGTTTATAATGGCATTTAATGTCAACGGTGCATTATCCGACGGTTATACCTATCGGGAAATAGCAGACCACCTTGCACAACAGACGAAATTTAATGTTTCTGGTGCGAGGGGAGATGGGTATACCGATGAAGAAATAATCCAGCATCTTAATCCTATGCCTGATAATGGTTTTGTGTCTAATGTATTGGATTTAGCAAAACAAGGCGGAGAAAGACTTATCAAGGGACTACCTCTTGCGGCGGACGTTGCCTCTGGTAGTTTCTCTGAGGAGGCCCCAAGACAATTATCTGAATCACTGACCAATGTACCGTTTAAACCAAAAGAATTACGGGAAGCAGAGCAGAACATAGGAGCGTCCGCTTCAGGATGGGAGGATGCCAAG